TGATCCTTCTACCTGCCCTGGACGTTCGGACCGCCGGACAGCAGCTGATGACCTGGGCGCGCTCACGGCGTCAGCTGGCTATCGGCCTGATGGTGCCAGCTGCGCTCCTGACCCCTGTTGGAGTGTGGATCATCGCAGGAGTTGGCGTGGCCATGATCACTAGTGGCATCCTTCTTGGTACCGTTTCATTATTAGTCGGATGGAACCAAGGCTAATGGGATGGCTTACGGCTAAGCAACAAGACTTCGCCACTAACTCAGATGATGGTGGCAGGCACATAATATTAGATCCATTTGGCGTTCGTCGTGCTAATAATGCTGATGAAGTATCGCAAGATGGATCATATGATAATTATGTAAAGAATGCGTATAGCCGTAATGAACTAGCATATGCCTGTATCGCCTATAGAGCAGAGTCATTACCTCAATCTGTATTACGCGTGTTCCCTGACAGTAGACGCGATATATTGCCAATTAATGAACATCCGTTAAGACGATTATTTGAGCAACCGAATCCTGAAATTAGCGAGTTTGAATTTTGGGAGCTATCATCTACGTACAAAGATATTGCTGGGACCGCATTCATTTATATAGTACGTAGTATTTCAGATACTCCTGCTGAGCTATGGCCATTAGCCCCTAATCTTATTTCTGTACAACCAATACCGGAACGACGAACATACCAATGGATCTATAGGCCAGACCCTATGCGGCCAGAGATTCGTATTGCTATTCATAAAGATGATATGATCAGGGTACGTTACCCTAATCCCGATACCTCTGATCCTGGATTCCGGTATTTTGGACAGCCACCATTACGTCCCGCCGCGCGGGCTGTGAGTGTAGATAATGCGGCAACAAACTTTGTTAGCCAAATATTAAAGAATCATGCTGTCCCGATGACTGTTATTGAGACAGAGGAAAAAATAGATAAGCCATTACATGAAAGACTCCGTGCGCTATGGCAGGAAGCATTTGGAGGTGCCCGGAGAGGTACGCCAGCATTCCTGCAAAAGGGTATGAAAGTTCATGAATTAGGCTTATCTTTAACTGATTTAGAGTTTCCTGATTTACGGTCTGTTTCTGAAACCCGTATTTGTGGGGCATTTAGAGTTGAGCCGGTATTGGTTGGCGCAAAGGTTGGCTTAGAGCATAACGCATACAAAGATTATCATCAGGCTCGCTTATCGTTCTGGGAAGAAGCTATGGTCTCAGAACAGCGACGGTGGGTAGAGCCTATGCGGAAAAAGCTACTCCCATCTTATACCGGCATTGGACGTAGACGTATTCGTCTTGATTGGGACAATACCGGAGTGCTTGCCTTACGGGAATCGCAAGGCGATGTATGGCAACGGGCAACTGAGGCATTAGCTAGAGGTGGGATCACTCGAAATGATTTCCGCCGAATAGTTGGTTTGCCAATAGTCCCTAATGGCGATGTTTTCCTTACACCATCTGGTGTAGAGCCTCAAGACTCCGGTGAAGAAATCGAAGTGTTAGCATCTTCTTATGGCCTATTGGCTGCTGAATACGGAGTGGAGCTAACAAGGGATGAAATATCCGCATTAGTAGCTAAGGGCCATATGGAGGCTATCGGCAATGAGTGAGATACTTCGATTGGGTGTAGACGGAGTCATTCCTGTTACATGGCATGATGTGTCAAAGAGTAATGGTGGACTGACCGGGTACGCCTCAGTTTGGAATGTGGTTGATGACCAGGGGGACGTAGTTCTCCCCGGTGCTTTTAAACGAACTATTGATCGTTGGAAGCAGTCTGGTAGACGTTTACCGATGCATGATGGTCATGATTGGTCAAATGATGCTGTTATCGGATCATTCGATAGCTTGAGTGAAGAAGCATACGGATTACTTGTATCCGCAAGTTTTTCCTCTGATCCGAGAAGTCAAGCATTACGAATTAAAACTAAAGAAAAGCACATTAGCGGCCTATCTATTTATGGCGATATTATTCGTAAAAAGACTGTTAATGTAGCTGGCAAAGCGCGACGTGGGCTAGAGGAAATTGCCCTACTTCATATCGGACTTACTTCTATGCCAGCTCTTCATTTAGCTGCCATTACCAGTGTGAAGTCCTTAGATTGGGTAGAGCCATCAATAGATGATAGTGTTGGTGAGCGAGTATTTAAGGAAATATTTGCCGTACAGATGCCAGGCACTGATCCTAAGACAAAGAAATCATGGATTCTTTTACATCACACTATTAATCAGGATGGTACGCCAGGGCCGGCTAATATGGACGCGGTCAAGGCATGTCTTGATACACTGCCATCACTGGGCCTTGATGAGGCTACAGCTAAGGCAGCTCGTGAGCATCTAGAGTCTCATATTGATGAAGCAAAGAAATCAGATCCATTGCCCGATGAATGGGTCTCTAATATGAGATCAGCTCTTAACATCACGAATAAGACAGCTCAGCGATTTGCTGTTGATGTATTAATTAAAGAACGAAACTCAGAGCTAAATACTCAAGATCCTAAAGCAAATGAAGAAGTAGAGACTAATGAAGATACTGAAAAGTCTAATGCATCAAATTATGCCCTAGATCTTATTGGGGAAAACGGCTCGCACTCAGGTGCCCCCGGCAGTGACTCGGACTATGGTCCCCTTGCTGATTTACTCGCTCCACATAGAGCTACTCAGGTAGTCAGCGCACTCTCTGACCTTGATAAGTTAGAGAAAGAATTATTAGGGGACAATTAATGAGCCAGGAAGCGCAGAAGGCTTTAACTGACAAAGCCTTACAGTGCATTCATTTAGCCCGCACTATTCGTGATCGATACCAGGACATCGCAAAGATGTCCGCTGAAGATGTTGCCCGAATCAAGACATTACAGACTGAGGCCACACGCTTACGTGGGCTAGCTGAAAGAGAAAAGGCTCAGGATGATTTAGAATCCTGGACTGGCACTGCTGATGGCACCGATCCTGTCACTAATGGTGAGCGTGTCGCAGCAGGCACTAGCGTAGAACTTGATTCGGACCGGTTTAAGACTGCCAATGACCATTTAGCAGTTGAACGATTCGCTAAGGCCTTACGTGGCGGTAAGGAATATCTGCGGACCCTTGATCCTGTTGAAAAGGCAAACATTGTCGAAGACTCGACTGGTGAGATTCTTGTCCCGCATGATGTTGCCGGCCCAATCTTTAAGACGCTCCCGCGTCTGGGCATCTTCCGCGCGGCGGGTCCGACGCTCCGGCCTACTACTTC